ACCGAGTAGACATTAGATGCGGCTCTGGTGACGACCTGAAACGCTGACATGTTCGACGTGACGGACACGTTCGGCACCGTCATCATGTTCGGAGACGCGAACCAAACAGCGTTCAGCCCGTTTACCACAGCCGTCGCGATAGATGGCCGTGCAGTGCCAGTGGCAGTAGCATTCCCGCTATTGCCACTCTTATCGTTCCACTGTTCAACGTACCCCGAGTTGAGGGTAAACGACCCCGCATCGGACGCATCAAACCACAGGCGCGTCGTCCGGCGCTCTGGAGTCCAGAGAACGGTCATAAATTACTCCTCGAACATCAGCTCGACTGCCACCGTCGCCGCTGACGCCGCCGTGACCTCGACCCCGATACGAGTTCCGCCAGGGACCGGAATCTCCCCGGAAAACGGAAAATATTTCTCGTATGCACCCTGTAACTTCTTGTACTGAAGAATGTCTCCAGCCGTAGGCTCGGCGCTGAAATTCGCCGCGCCGGTCGTCTGGACGGTCTCGGCGTTGTTCGGGTTTACCTTCACGATAAGCCCGCTCGTCGTCCCAGCAGTTCCGGCCGTTGTCTGCCGCAACAGCCTGATCGTCAAATCGACCGCCGAGGTTCCGGCTACGGTGATGCTTAGCCCCTCCAAAACGGCGCGGTGGTGCGTTGCGGTAGTCAGTTGCAGCACGGTTTTTGCCGTACTTCCTGACAGTGACACCGCCCCGCTGCATGCTATACATTTTACGCCAGACATAACGGGTCTCCTTACGCGGCGGTCAGCGAGAGGGTGTACTTAACTCCGAGGGTGTCTCCGGTGGTCGGCAACGTTCTGGCGGTGGTGTAATTCGCAGCGGCAAGCAACACGCCGGTCGTCGCACCCTTGGTCGCAGTGGACAACAGCCCAACTCCGCGAATCACCAGATTATCAATCGCCGCTGTCACCGTAGCCGGGTTACTCGTGTTGTTCAGCGACATCCCACTCGGAACCGACTCGACATAGGCTACCCGATTGGCCTCAGAATAGCCCGTGGTGATTTCTGTCTGCGTAGAGGCGAAGTTGGCCGCAGTCAGCGCGCCCGTCACACTCGCCGCGCCGGAGAATGGAGCCACGTAGAACGTAGTATACTGCGTCCCGCCAGCAATGCCAACACTAAGCAGGTAGTTGCCACCTTCGGTGGTAATAAGGTTCTTGGTTCGAATAGCGCCCAAACCGTCAGGCGCTTCACACTCAAACACCCCACCGATGCGAGCGCCACCGATCAGAATATCCCCGTCATCGGAAACATCCCACCGATGATTGGAGAACAACCTCCGAAATTCCCGCAGCAGACGAGAAGGAACAATGCTGGTAAAAAGACATGTAGTTTTCATTTCAGCTCCAAGATTAGATAGTAACACCATGAGTAAACGTAGCACTAACAGCAACATCTTCCGCAATAAGGGGAGAGGTAATCGGATTGTCTCCCCCTATAAGCAAAACCAATTGACGAATTCCTCCAATATCTCTGTCGCAAGACGAAGAAAAATCACCGTAGCCTGCAGCAAATTGACTTGCCGACCTTACAATTTGTCCTGACGGCTTTCCGATACATAAAATACCATCAGAATCTACCCAAGCACACTGGGCAAAAGGTGGTTGACCTTCTGCAAGAAAACTGCCAACATCTACGCTTTTACCTCCGCCAGTAATAGCGCCTTTTGTGTCAACAACTCTACGAACCATTTGGTTTACGTCTTTACCCTGCAAAAAGTAAACACGATCACTAAGCCCAACGTACACCCCGTCCTCGGCAGTGCCCAACATAGTAACATCAGACTCAAATCGGAAATTGCCTTTTGAGGGGTATATTCGATGGGGTGACTGTTCCGATGTTACCCATACAGTAGGCCCGGAGGCAATCCATATTCGTCCCTTGTATGCAGCCAACGCTGATCCGGCTGGTGGCCTACGAGCGCCCAACGACTCCAGGCGCCCTCGCAAGTCAAGAGGCCCGAATATAGATGACGCAGAAGGAGCCAGTTCACCCGCCCAGCGTAGCTCAATTGACTCTCCAAACGGTGGTGAGATGTAAACACCAAACAAAACTCCAGTCGCAGCAGGCGTATAAACGCGAATACCTCCGCCTTCAGGCACCGTCACGGAGACTGGATCAGGGGCACCAGACTCAATTCCCGTTGGATGGATCGCCGTAAGAGTAACCTGATAATCCCCGGCAGAAAGCCCGCCCGTAGTGGTTGCCTCACATACTGCCTGCGGAGGAATAGCCAGCCCCCATAACGTAGCCGTGCCGTCTGACAGCACACAGCCACTCGAAACTCCGTCAGACCAATAAATTATTTGGTCCATAACAGCGTATGCTACTTGACCTGCAACTGCTGTAATTGAATATACCACACCATCAGATGTAAGCTTAACCAAAACTCCATCTTTCACAGCCAACATAAACTTACCGGACGGGTGTGCTATTGGGCATAACCACGACCCACTATTTACTAAGCGCAGTCCAGCACGCGCAGCTAAACAGCCCGCGTCAGTAATATCGAAATTATTTATACGCCTTGCCGCACCCTCTGGTACGGCATGTTCTGGCAAAACGTTTGTCGTACCGAGTGGGAATCTTAGTACAGCTTTATCGTAAGGCTCAGCCACGCCTAAGTACCTCAAAAGCCAACGCTCCCAAACCACTACCAAGCGTTATTAGCCCAGTTACTAAAGTGGCAATAATGGCTCTCATTAACTTTAGCCTATCCCCGTCCTCTTGCTGCATATGTGCTGCTAAGCTGCTAACCATAGAATCTAGCTTTTTAGAAAAACACGTAGACAGCTCGTCAATCTTTTCGTGAATGGCGTTGATAGCTAGCTCTATTGCAGTAGCTCTATCGGACGCTGTTTTTGCTTGTGTCTCAAGCACAGCGATAGCACGATCATTATCGTGTATTTTGTGTCCATGCTCTTTCACGATCTCAGCCAACTCCAATAAGTGCCGCTCAATATCAACATAATTGCGCCGCCTTTCGAGTTCATCGCTCATTTCGCCACGCCTTTGATCTTCTCGACGCTACGCGCACCGATAAGACCGAGACCTAGTAAGCCGAAGATAAGATTCCAAACTGCATCATCTAACGCCAGCCTCGGCACGACCAGCGAGGCGTCGCACAGGGCCACGATAAACACAGCTGTTGGATAGATAATGTAGCTGTACGCGAAGATCAGCACGCAGCACCACAACAATGCTGGCCGAGCGCCAGACACGAACAGGTTAGAGTTTTGCGCTTGCGCCGTGTTGGTTTCGATTTGCGCTACCCGCTCGCGATGCAAGGCGTCGATTTCAGCCAGCAACACCGCAAGCTTGGCCTTTTCCGCCTCTTGGGCGTCCGGCCAAATTCGGTTAATAATTGCTGTGCCAAACTCAAAGAGACTACCAATACCAGTAAGGTCAGCCATCAAATTTCTCCGGTTTATGCTCGTTTTGCTTTAACACTTGTAGCTGCTCTTGCGTCCACCCTGGAACCGGCCAAAATTTCTCAATTAGCCAAGATACAGGATAGCGTTGCTCGTTAAACCCATTCTCCCAGATTAACTTCTTAACGTTTCGCTTGGTAGTTTGCACGCCATTAAGCGCGTATGGAAAACTAAAATCCCCGCCCTGTGTACGAAACATATGCGCGTACCAGGTAGCATGGTTAATCAATACTCGCCCACCCGACAACCACGTTTTGGCTGCTACCTCAATTCCCTGGTTTCCCCAGTTACCTAAAGTTTCATCACTGAGATTAAGCCGCCAATAATCCTCTCGTGAACACATGAAGCAACTACCCTGTAGGCTCATGCTTTCGGTATACCCTAGCTCATCTCGCATTTCTTTTGTAGAGGGACGTTTCTTGTATTCTTCAAAATACTGAAAGTGCGGCTCTGCATCAAAACAATACGCCCAACTTTGCGGGTTAGGCTTTCCCCGCCACATCATCTTGCGCTTCCACTTCGTGGAGCAGCCGCATTGTTTACACTCACCTGGCGTTGGTCCCTGGTATTGTTTAAATCCGCAATTATGACACTTCCAGTCGAACGCCCACAGGTTTCGCATGATTGGCACGCTGGTAACGTTGTTGCCGACCTTGGCATGGAACTCTAGCATTTTCTGGTCAAACCCCTCATCAAAGGCACAATGCGCGTCTACTTTCATGAAGTAACGACCAGAAGCCAGGCGAGCCGCATAATTCGTTGCAGCCCGCATCCCAACTACACTACCTGTATGAAACACATTAACTCTTGGATTCTGAGGAATTTCCGGTTTTGCCCACTCACCATCTAATACTGCAATAATCTCAGTATCAGCACGGCTTTGTTTAAGCGCATCCTCGATAGTGTTCTTTAAGAACATCTCATTGCGTGCAGGAATTAAAATTGAGATGTCCATTATTTTTCAAAGTACCATGAAGGTTGACGATCATCCCGAACTGGGTTTTCTTTATCCCATTCAGTCAATTGCAAAATATAACCATTTTCCCCTACGTACTCGTTTACGGCGGGAATCACGCCCAGCTTTCCACTACGTGATTCGTAATAGTCATGCCCAGATACAATCCCACCGCTTCTAACTTTTGGCACCCACGCCAGCAAATCCGCTTTAACTGCCTCATATGAATGATCGGCATCGATAAAGACAAAATCCAGCAGGCCATCCTCGACGGTCTTAGCTACATCAACGCTTTTGCCTCGAATAACTGTTGCACCCAGATAGTGGGATAATGTTTCCACTGCCAGCGGGTACGCTCGTTCTCGCCACGTTTTAAGTGCCCATGAGTCAACACACAGCAGATTAAGCCCCGGAATAGTATCAAGCAGCACCCTTGAGTAATAACCCACGTAGACACCAATTTCAGCACCTTTTGTGTACCCACGATATGCAAATTCTTTTGCCAGCTCTGTTCTGTTTTTCATTTTACAAGTTCCCAGGGTTTATTCCATCCAGGCAAATTCTCGATTACATCTTCTTTCCAATTACTCGGCACTCGCTTAAAGTCGGCAATATTCATTTTTGGGATAGTCATTGCTCTGGTATGCCTAATGTCGATATTCGGGTATTCTGAGTGCCACTCGTCTTTCTGTGCTCGTTCACCCTCCTTATTAAACTTGCCCGGCTCATACCCCATCGAGCGCGCCCAAGCTGGATTGCCGAATGTTGGTATTGCCTCATAGCCTCGTTCGGCGATTATCTTTAGTCTCTTTCGATAAAACTCTACAGCCAGTTCTCTATTAACACACAGTCCAGATACCGAAGCAATTTGGTCGTAGGTAATAACCTTGTTAGAATAATAATCCCAGCGCCAAACATTTATGTTATAATAAAAAGTATTATCCTGTGGCGGCATGAACTTAAAATGTGACGGATGATATAGAATATCATGTTCGCAAAAGAAAACATAATCTTCTTTAGACCGCTCTAAGCAATCTAAAATCTGATTAAACATCGACAGCGCCCCGACAGCTCCTATCACTTTGTCATTAACTGTTATAGGCAGCCCGGATTGCTCTATCTGTTTCCAGCAACCAGCCTTAATTTCAGCCTTTAGCCGATTCGATGTATAATAAATAATCCCTATTGACATGGCAAATTAAACCTTTGCATTAACCAAGCCAAATCATGCTTTCGTTCTGCCCAACGGTTATTAAGCCAGTAGTCTTTGCTGTAAGCGTTACCACGCTTTATATCTGCGCCCCTCGGAGAAACCACCCGGCCAAAGGTGCGGTGCTTATGAGCGTACCAAGCGGCTTTATTAACCATTACTTTTCCGCCACCTAGCCACGTTTTTAATGCAATCTCAATCCCCTCTTGAGTAAACGGGCCGTAGTTGGTTTCATCTAACGGTGCAATTCGATTCCAATGTTCTCGATGTAATAGGTAAAACGACCCCTGAATAACCATCGTTTCGTCCAGCAAAATATCTGCACGTTCCTTCCGCCGGGACCTCCACGTTACCCCTCCGATTTTATCAGGGTTATTAATCTCTAATCGCTCATAATCAATCGGCTCTTTATCCCCTTCGTAAATACACCACTTCACCGAGTCTAGCTGATAACGGCGTGGAACTGTAACCCAATTCTTTTGTGCAAATTCCAAAAGAATCTCATCCCACCCATACGACAACATACAGTGATCGTCGAGCTTTACCAGCCACTCACCACTCGCCAGCCCCATTCCTTTGTTAACATTACCCCGCAAGCCTAATCGAGTCTCATTCTTTACTACGCGAACACCAGGAATATCCACGTCTACAGCATCAGCCATGACGATTATTTCTGGATTAGTCCGGCTATTTTCCAGTACCTCACGTACTGTGTTAGCGAGGGCCGGGTCGTTTACCGTAGGAATAATTACACTGAGCCGAACCATTTTGGCCTTACCACTTCTTCGTAATAGGGTTTCCACATTTTCAGCGCGTAAGCATAACCGTCATCGCACCGAGCAGGATTCTCTTGAGTGCCCTGGTTATGCGTTCTTGGGAAAGAAACGTGCTTATGCGCGAACCAGGTCCGCTTTGTTACCAGCAACACCCCATCCGCCTGCCATGTTTTAAAAACCATCTCGTGGCTGTCTTGAATATGAGGTCCATAATTCTCGTGATCTAATTCTCCAATTACTTTGTCCCACCACGCCCGCCTCATCATCCAGCATGAACCCTGCATCGACATGGTTTCGTCAACGCCAATATAGTCTCGCTCTTTTTCTCGTTGCCGCCAGTGCCGACCCTCGAACTTAATTCCGTCACGAATCTCTAGTCGCTCGTAATCCCAGGGCGCTAAGTCCATTCGTTCCCATTTAACTGGATCAAGGAAATATCTGCGTGGAGTAACTATAGCGTTTTCCTCACAAGCCGCCACCATTTCTATATCCCACCCATCAGCGAACATGCAATGCTCGTCGGAACGCATGAGGTAACTGCCTTTAGCTATGGCAATCCCTGTATTTATGGCACGGCGCATTCCCCTGTTTGTGCCGAGATGCAGATACTTGACGCGAGGATCGGGATACACTTTATCCGGCCAATATCCGTCAAGCACCGGAATAATCTCTACTTCCCCTTTTACCCCGTCCAGCAGCGATTGGATGGTTTTAAATAAATAGGGGTCTTTGTAGGATGGAATAATGACAGATACGAGTGGCATTAGAGTGACCTTACTTGGATAATTGCGGTATGGTCAATATGAGTTCTACCCAAATTCGTTAATCCGCTTACGGTACTATCTACTCGATGAGTAATAGCTATCTGCGTTGCTCCTGTAGCTACCGAAAACTCTACTCCATAAGTATTAGTATATATATTGCCCAAATTATCTACAACATCCCCGATAAACACACTATCTGTAACAATAGTTCCACCTGTAATAAGAGCTTTATGTTCAGTAATAGCCTCAAAAGCTCGTAGCCAATTCTGATAAGAAAAGAAAACCCAATCCGTAGAGTCAGGATCAATTGGATCTGAGTAACATATAACTACATCTCTGTTGTTGTGTCTGTAGGTCATGGTTAAAATCTCACACAGAAATCAAACGCCTATTATCGAAAATCAGAATCAATCGCCCAGTAGGAACAGTAGGTGGTGAACTGGGCGAAGCCGATGGCGAAAAAGATGCTGAAGGTGAAGCCGAAGGACTAGCCGAAGGTGATAATGATGCTGATGGGGACAAAGACGGCGACGCAGACGGTGACAGCGACCGTGAGGTTGAAGGTGACAAAGATGCTGAGGGGCTAGCCGATGGAGAAGATGATGGGCTTATTGATGGGCTTAATGATGCCGAAGGTGAAGCCGAAGCGCTAAATGACGGTGAAACAGACACAGATAACGAAGGAGAGATTGAAAGACTTATAGATGCACTTAGAGACGCACTAGCAGACGGACTAATAGACGGTGATAACGACGCTGATAAGCTCGCTGGTGGTGTCGAAGGTGATAGCGACGGTGAAGCTGATGGACTACGCGAAGGCGAAAAAGATGCTGACAAAGACGGCGACAGCGAAGCCGAAGGTGATATTGACGGCGATAACGACGCAGATAACGAAGGAGATATCGAGGGCGATAATGAAGCTGATGGACTTACGGAAGGAGATAACGACGCACTTATTGACGGACTCTGTGACGGCGAACGTGATGGGCTAAATGATGGACTTAAAGACGGCGATAAAGATGCTGATGGGGACAACGATGGTGACGCAGACGGACTGCGCGACGGAGACAAAGACGCAGAAATACTCGATCCAATAGGCGGTGTTGAAGGCGATAGTGAGGCAGACGGCGATACCGAAGGTGAAATAGACGGAGAACGTGACGGGCTTAAAGAAGCTGACGGTGAAACCGAAGGGCTAATAGACGCGGATAACGACGGGCTTAGAGACGCTGACGGACTTACAGAGGGTGACAGCGAAGCAGACACCGAAGGACTTAACGAAGCCGATGGTGACTGAGACGGGCTAATAGATGCTGATCGTGATGGACTTATAGACGGTGACAGCGACGGCGATCGAGAGGGTGATAAAGACGCCGACGGTGAAACAGAAGGAGAAACAGACGGGCTTATTGACGGGCTGCGAGACGGGCTAATAGACGCTGAAACAGACGGACTCAGTGATGCAGACGGACTCACTGAGGGAGATACAGAAGGCGATAATGACGGACTAATTGACGCTGAGGGGCTAACCGAAGGCGAAGCCGATGGTAATAGCGTTGAATCCGAGAATGAGAACGGATAATAAGAAAATGGCCCACCGGCAAACATTAGTGCCTCACTCTCTTTTTAGGATTAGGATCGACAGCAAAACGAGTACAAGACTCGTCGGAAACTAACGAGGTTCCCATACAGCGAACACAATATTGATATACCCCACCAGCCGCTACTGAGACACTGCTGCTGTGTGTTGTGCTAGCAGTATTGCTAAACAGAGTCATACCCGCATAAGGTATGCCACTACCCAGTGCATAACGGCACGTCGCGATTTGGTCGGTAGTCGCTTGCAAAGTTGCTGAAGTAGCTGTACGTGCCAAGTTAGATGTGGGCAAAAGATTGGATAATACCGGAGTTGTTTCAGAGATAGGTCCAGCTAAGTACATCTCTAAATTACTATAACCACTAGCATGTAACGTAGGTCCATCGGAGGCACTAGAGGCATTTAATCCATTTGCTGTTTCCCAAGTGTCTGGCATTCCATCGCCATCTGTGTCGGTCCAGGCCGTTCCGGCGGAGCGCGTCGGGTAGCCGCCAACTTCGGTTTCGCTCGACAGCAGAACCAATGCGCCCGTGTTATTCGTGTACTCGCTAACGATTCGAGCGTCCTGCGAATCGCGAATGCTGACCCAATTCCCAGAACAATCGAGCCTCCTGCTCGCGCCAGCCCCCGCTAGAACAATGGTCTCGGCTGTCGCTGCGTCTTGCGTGGTGATGGGGAACGGCAAGGCAGTTAACGGAGTCAGGCGACGATAGCTTGTAGAGAGGCTATTCATGTCGGTTCCGTTTTCTTGATCAACCTCCCAGACCATATTGGTTGACCAGTTATCCGCTAGCGGATTGGTGTTATTCCACCCTTTGTTGCCGACCGCATATATTGTCGGGTTGCCGGTCGGGGTGGTGGTGTTGCCGGACGGGTACACACTAATCTCGTGCAGGTTCACGATCCCGCCGCCCGTCGCGTAGCGCGGACCCTGCTTATAGGTATTCCCAATCACATCGACATCTGATCCGCCACCGATCATCGTCGCATAGCGGCTCCAGTTGTAGATGAGGTTGTTGACCAGCCTAAACTGCTCGTTTTTTACGAGCGGGTTGCGCCAACCGGACTGTGAAAAAATGGAGTGATGAACATCGATTCCGGTCATCTTGTTTGCAGTCGCTTGGTCGTATGCGCCAGTAATGTAATTCGTCGGATGGTCTAAAAACGGTTCGTAAAACATCGCCCACTGATACGTAACATCTTTTGGCGCTCTCGTAGTTAAAGACCAGACTTCCGCGTTCTCATCTTGTGTCCAGCTTGACGATACATGATCGAATATAATCGGGCCTACGGGACCGGATGTGGCTGATGCGGATGTTACGTTAGACGAATCACCGTCCTGGTCTGGAGTTCCGGCATTGTATCCCTTACGAAAACGAATCCCTCTCACAATTACATTATGCGTGCGGACAGTGAATGTCACGCTCGTCGAATTTTTTCCAGAAATCGCGATACCACCACCTGGAGCGGTATCTCCGGCTATCGTGATATAGGGGCCAGAGACATTGACGTTACTCGTTAACTCAATAGTTCCACCAACGTCAAACACGCAGGTTCGTGGGCCAGTCGCATTCACGCAAGCCCGCAAAGTCCCAGCGGAAGTGTCTCCAAGCAAACTGGTGACGTGGTAGACGGTGCCGCCTCGCCCACCTTTTGAAGATGCTCCGCCGCCTTCCGCTCCGGGGAATGCTGGGATGGTCGGCACCGCATTGAAATGGATGCTCGTTGCCGCTCCCGATAAATTGTTGGCGGCATCCAGCGCGTAAACTCGATAGCGGTAAATGGTAGGGTTCGCCGCTGGAGTTATTCCCGTGTGAGTGTACGAATTGGTCGCCGACGTGCCGAGTGTTGCCCAAGATGAGCAATTATACCCGGAGCAGTAATCGACGCGATAAGACGCAACGCCGACAGCATCGGTGCTGGCGACCCAACTCAAATCGACCGTAGATGTAGAGTTGCTGCGCGCGTCGAGATCTGTCGGAGTCGTCGGGGCGATAGAGTCGCGATTTACGACGATAGAATCGGAACCGTAATTGCCTGCTGCGTCATAGCAACCAACGTACAGCGTGTTCGCCCCTTCAGAATAACCGGATGTGGAGCAACTGAAACTCGTGGTTCCGGTGCAGGCCGTACCATTACTCGCGTCCGGCGCCGATCCAACTCTCCATTTACAGCCTGAAACGTCGGTTCCATCGCTAGCCGTGCCGGTCGCGGTCAGACTGTCTGCGGATATGGTGCTGGGATCTGCTGTCGCTATCGTAACGCTCGGCGGCGTGTTGTCCGAACCGCCAACAGTACAGCCAACCCGCTCCGACGATAATACGAGATTATCCCAATCTCTATATTGCGCGTTCGTCGTGCCGGAATTGGCATAATTCTCCACTCGGAAGATGTTGATTCCATAAGTTGAGTAGGTTCCGACGAAATTTAACCCGGTTTTGGTGGCATCCTGAACGCCGTCAACCCAGAGCGTCTGCACACCGTTGGATTGGCCAGAGTCGTTGAGCTTGACGTAACCTTCAAGGCACTGCCAAGTGTTCGCCTTAGATGCACCCAATACGGTAGCTGTTCCGGCTACACCACCGAGCCAATATAAATTGTCAAAATCATTCCACACGGTCGTAATGACTGTGTTATTTGTGCAGGACGGAGAGCCAGCGGGGTACACGCCGCCCTGACAGACGCCGCTCGCCGGGTCCGCTTGCAGCGTGTTTTCGGGCGATGCGTTCGAACCCCACCAGTGCGCGATCATGGATTGCGCCCAATTGGAATTGTGAAACGATGTGGCGCGAGTCAGCTTTTGCCCGGTTCCGGGTTGCCATCCGGCCTGAGTTTTGATGTAAGCACGCCAGTACAGCTCGCGATACTTTGTAGTATCGGCAGCGTCAACGGTCGGGGATACTGGCGACGCTCCGAACGAAACCATGAAATCGCCGCCGTTCGATGCCGCAGATGGCGCGGACGGGAATGTAGCTCTCATAGAATAAGTGCCACTATACCCGTTACCAGAGCTGCGGACCATTCGCGACCCGTAATAATTTGAGTCCACCCATAGGCTGGATTTATCAGTTTCAAAATCGTCGCAATAAATCCAGGTCGGATGTAAACTTTTCCAATTCGACGGACAATCTTGTGCTGGTTGAGATGCAGCAACCGTCCAACTGATCGAGTAGTCACTAGTGTTAGCGTTACTCGCACCATCTATGCAGCGAACATACCGCGTATAGCTGCCACCATTCGACAGACCACTGATCGTCGTGCTGTGGGATGTACCACCAGTCGTCGAAAACGTGCTAGCCATGCTTGCATAGGCGACCCCAGACGACGAGCCGTATTTGCAGGTCGCATTTTCATCAGTCGTCACCTGCATCGTAACTTGCGTCGTACCATAAGCCTGCTCACCAGACGGCAAACCAGCGGATAGTGATGGCGGCGTGGTATCGGGTCCGCCGGAATAGATGGAGTTCCATGTATCGTCAGTCGAAAAATCGTCAACGTAAATCGTACCGCCGTCTGATACGGTTCCGTTCAGTTGAAAATACGGATACACCATCCATCCGCCCCACTGTTCCTCTAAGGTGTTTGGCGACTTATTGGTAAGCCTGAAATTGTTGTATTGTCCGACGGATACTCCATCCACCCACGCTTGAAGCTGCGCGTCACAAGTTCCCGGTGCCGTGCAAGACGCGGATGTGTTGGGTTTTATTCTAACGATGTATTCGTGCCAAAGCCCGTCTGCGCGAGTTCTGAAATCGTATGGGACGTAAAGGTTGGAATCCGTATTGGGTGAACCATCGGCTAGCACACAGCCGCCTCCTGCCGGACTGCCTACGTCTTCGCATTCTCCAATCAGAAATCCATAGTCCATCAAATACCCGGTATAGCCTCTTGGGTAAGTCGAACTACCGCTAGTCCTGCTCGACTTGACTTTCGCAGTGCTGTTTCCCCAACTGAATCCCGGCATAATCCTCATCCACCACCGGTAATATAGGGACGGGCCACCCGCATAACTCCCCGGATAGGTATGTGGCGGAGCTTCAACGAAGTCGGCTCCCATCCCTCCGTTTCCACCATCATTTCCGATAACAGGGAGCTTCATGGAGCATGAACCGGAATGCGAAACGGTACAGTCTCTCGTGGTTCCGCCGTGAAATTCTACGTCATATACATTTGTCCCGTTTACTCCCCAGCTAGGTTTGAGGTCCTCTACTCCCCAACTAAAATAGTTGGTCGCGCGAGCAAGTCCGCTTATCAATATCAACGCTAAGGCGATTGCGATTCTCATGCGTCATGCTCCAGCGATAGCGACGGCACAGATACCCCAATCGATGTTGGCACCCGTACTACCCGATAATGTGAAAGTAACTGTCGTACTCGTCGTGGTCGCAACTTTTGTCGCGATGCAAAACGCCTCGTATGCGCCAGGATAAGATGTATATCTCGAAACTGATCCGGCATCTACGCCGGATAACGTTCTACTTCCAGCGTTTTGGTCAAGAACATAATAAGCCGCTACGACGAGTTGTCCAACTTGCGTCGTTACTGTGACTGCAGCGTTCATTGAAGCCGAATGATTACCAGTCGCAGTCACTAATGAGGGCAGCGCAGATTGGTTTGCACTTGCAATAAAAATTGATCCGCCGATGACGGTATCGTGTGACTTACTCGTAGAGTAATAGGATGTGTCGCTGGCCTCTGCCGGTGCGATGAGTCCGTACATCGCCAATCTGCCATAAGGGCCAACCGACAAAGTTGATCCTATCTGCGATAGAGACGTGCCACCTGACCCACGCCATTTGACACCACTTGGAGTTCCTACGCTTTCAGCAGAAAGCGCAAGAGCGGAAATTAGTAACCTGTTGCTTCCGCTGATGCTCCAGTTAGCGGATGTGATGTTTTGGACAGAGCTACCAGATAAAGAGGCGTGCGTAGTCTCGAAGGTAGGAGTGCCTGAAGCATTAGACGGACTAGCAGACGGAGAGATTGAAGGACTAATAGACGGAGAAGCTGATGGGCTTATCGAAGGACTCCGCGATGGGCTTAAAGAAGCCGATGGACTCTGAGACGGTGAAATTGAAGGCGACCGAGACGGAGATATAGATGGGGACAGTGAGGGCGATCGAGATGGACTTAACGACGCTGAAGGACTCACAGACGGAGAAAGCGATGCACTTATAGAAGGACTCAACGACGGACTAATCGAAGGAGACCTGGATGGAGACAATGATGCAGATGGAGAAATCGACGCTGACAAAGAAGGAGATATTGAGGGACTCCGCGACGGAGACAACGATGCAGAGGGGCTTACACTTGGTGAAATAGAAGCACTTAGCGACGGACTCAGTGATGGTGATGTTGAAGATAAACTTCCGGTTTTAGCCCCACGGCCGCAGCGCATCATTAGCCGACATCCACAGCAAAGGTGCCCGTTCCGTAGGCAAACACATAGGCTGCTCTCCATTGTGCTGATATTGACACATTCGAAGCTGCGCCATTTAAAGTGCCGCTGGTTTGGCGAGCGAAGACGACAGCACCAGCCCCTCTACGTAAAGCATAGCACTGAAATCCAGCGGTTAGCGCGTCTGCGAGCGTTAGCGTAATTGATGATCCGCTGTTGCAGTCGATTATTTTACCGTTGTAAGTGCTATCTATACTTGTATTGCCAGTAACGGTTACAACTTCAGCGGTACGTGGTAATGGGTCAACGAGTGGTGCGTTGCACTCTAAGATTGAGCTTGTACCTGAATCGGTAGTTGTCCACCAGAATCGGCTCTTGGTTGAATCTGTGTAGAGGTTATAAGTTCCGTCTAATACTGTACCTGTCGGCCAAGCAGCCTGGGCAAAGGTATAAGGTCCGCCTGACTGCGTGACCTCTAAATATAAAGAGCATCGCTCCGGCAAATTTTGAAGCACTACACTGGTAACGTTAGCTGTCAGGGTTAATAATGCGTATACATCGCATGAACCCATGCAGTCAATCGTTAGAGTGTTACTGGAAAGCGTTACTCCATTACCAGAAGTCAACAGGCGCGGCGTAGCCTCATTTCCCGACTTTGCATCAAACACCAAATCAAGTGTGTGCGTTCCGGCGGGAAGCGAAATATCTGCGGTAGTCCCCAAGCTGTTAGCATAAGTCGTCCCTCGACTTACTGTATCAGGGGATCCATCTGTTACGGTTCCCTCAAATACCTGCCAACTACCATCACTTGCAGCCAGCCTAAAGCGAGCCTTTTTACCATTCCCAACACCAGTTACCACCCCCTGACATCCAGTAGGAATTGTCCCCATCGACAGGGTGCCAGTGCCGGTTGTAGTAGTCGTCTGTCTTACAAGGTCTGCAATAACGTGCGTAGTTGGCATTGTTAATTACTCTATGGCTATCTTAGCCAACAACTTCTTTAGCAATCTCGATGGCTCGCTCTAAGTCGCAGCGGGCCTCGTCGTCAATATATTGCAACGCTGACAGCAGGTCTATATTGGACTCATCTTCCTTAATAGCTTTAATCGAGGCTTGCACCAGTACCTCGATCATCTGCAATGCCTGATCAATAGTCATATCACTTACTCCCATGTTGCACTATAAGACTCTTAAACTTCATATCACACTTCAATAGAATTACGAATCTTACTCAGAACCCTTATTACCTCATCTCGGCTAATAAGCGCCCTATTCCCATGACTATCGCTGGCATAATACGAGTTTCCCGTATTATACGGTAAGCTTGCCCACTCTTGTGAAAGCGCGTCTGCAAACCGCGAGTCACTCATTTTACCCGCCTTCCACAGCACCCAGCCCCTTCGCTTAATCAAAACAAAAGCCAGCTCGTCCTGAGTTTCCCTATCAAAAACCCGACCCAAATCACTTAATCCAATTAAGTCCTGCAACGTCCTGTACACAATCTGATAACGGCCGACTGCACTATAACCCTGCTTTGAGTGGGTTTTTTGCTTATACGCCCTAATCGCCTTTACTTGCCAATCCAGCACTTCGTTAATAGTCATTGTGCTAATAGACTTAATGGGTGGTGTAATTTCAAAAGACTGTTGTACCACCACATCGTAACCGCTTTTAACACCCTGCACTGCCATCGCACCTTCTGACTCATGCTTAGCGATAAGGTCAAGCAGGGGTTTAGAAGCATCAATAGATGCCATACTTAAAAACCTTTTAGAGTAATTCAGGTTGGTTGTTCATTGCTTACCTGCTTTGTTCCTGCATCGTAAGCAAACCCCATTGGCAAATCCATTATCCGTACTTGCCTACGTAAATTGGTGCGAAGATTGTTTTGTGCCTCTTGAATGCCCTGTACCCACAACGCATTATATAGTTGGGCAATTCCCTGATTATAAACATCTACGTCTAACAGCATAAACAACCGTAACAAAGTCCCTGCCAGCAAAACCTCATGATAAACGACTGGAATTTGCGGATTAACAGTAAGCTCCGGGTGAGTTCCAGATTCATCAAAATACAGCTTTGCGGGAACAATATACCCCTCTACGTCTGCTGTTCCTGCGTTAGAAGTATACGGCACAAATCTTACTTGGCTTGCGTGCATATCATTTACAACGAACCGAGGAACGCCTACAGCCTCACGCCACGAAGCAAACCGACTAGTATTCTCGCTGGTAAGTGAGTTTGAAAATGAGTAATACCCAAAATCTAACTCACTCGTCGAAATCGGTCGCAGTTGATTGCCGTTAAAAATTACAGTCTTTAGCACAAAAAGATTACTCGGCAACGTCAGCCACTTGGCTCCGGCTGCTACAGATACAGTAGTAACCCCGTAAAGTGCTAGTGTTCTCAGGGCAAACTCTGTTTCTGTCAGAGACGCCTGCTCCAGTATTAATGCAGTTGATACTAAAGGCACGCTTGTTAAATCGTCCATTCTTGCCCGAACAGCGGCAATTAATTCTTGCGTAGTCACATTAACGGCCCCGCATTACCTTTAGTTTCCAAATACCGATAATTAAAAGCCCTCCGCATAGAGGGCAAATTAACCGTTAAATTCGCTTGCATTCTTGCTGCTTTTTTATTATCAGGCCACTCTAATACAGCAAGCTTTAACGCTTCCCAAACCACCAAATCGTGAAAAGTCTCGTCCCATATCGGAGAGTCTTGCACATCTACAAAACCCATTGGGTTATACCATACATCGCCCCAAATTTCCCAAGCCTCTGTTGGATCAGGCTCTATGCGATAATTGCCGTTTGGCAATAATATAAGATGTAGCGGATGGCCAGAGGACTGCGCGTTTACCTGTTCCTTTCTAACCCAATCGTCATAACTATACAAACACATCGGATAACGAGCCAGCTCCGCTGCTTTCTTGCAAAACACGGAGCTGCCCTTAATTTCCCTAATGTTAAACGTGTTATACTCAGCTACGCCAGCGGTAGTGGTAAATATCAGTCCCCGCTGGTGCAAAAACTTCCACTGGTCAAATTCAATTTGGATTCGCAAATACGCATCTGACAGCCATTGGAAAATAGTATTACTAGAAACTGCATAAGGCTCAATATCATCACCCATTGCAATCCGCAATTTAGTAATCATTTCCAAGGCAGTCATGACGGGTTAGTTCCGCGTATCTTTAATTGAGTCATACCACGCTTGGCCTTTCGGATTAGCGTCACGGTAATGATGTGGATAGCGCAGCACACTATACGAGTTAGACGTTTCAAACGTACTACCGTCAGGTGCTTTACGATACCCAAACTGCCAGCTTTCCTTCTTGGCCTTAACAAGAATCTCAAGCACAAACCGAGGAACAATCTTCCATTCCCCTCGCATTAGATAGTAACTCTTTCCATTAACCGATATGTCAACCAGTCTCGTAGTGTCATTCTTATCATGATTGGGCAGAACCATTACTTCTACGGGATCGTTCATAAACGCCAAATCAGCTACGTACTTGTCGCAGTCGTTCGTAATAACTTGGACGGGGGAAACAAGCGAGTCATCTTCAGGCTGTTCGTATCTGCCTGTCAACTTAGGATCGGTATCTTCAACTTTTTTCGTGTAGGTGGACATTTGAGAGAATCTCTTTTTAAGTATTTATATGTATAAAATCGAAAGGCGGTTTCGTATTGCCAAGAGATAAATGCGTACCCACCCTTTTCGACAGGTACGCATTTACTCAATTAGCCCCACGCCTCCCACAGAGTATCATCGTCATCCGTCTCAAGACTAGCCGTAGCAACGGTAACAGTGAAGCCCATTTTATCCGTAGTTAGCGCAATTCCCGCCGCCGCATAAGTGCGGGTACCCGCTGCAACAGTTACCAGACTTTTCGCATTAGCACCTGCATCCAACCCATAAGTCGTAGTCCCCGTAATCGGCGCAGGGTCAACGTAATGCGTAGCTTCAATTCGATCCGTAAGATTAACAACTCGAATCTTAGACGGCTTAAAACCAAGCGTAATCGTAAAATTAGCCGCCGTCCGCACGCCCGTTCGGATGCCATAAGCGTAACGCTCGCCCTCTTGCAGACGGGTATACTGTTTCAAATAACTTGCATTAGCCATTTTAAATCACCTTATTCATCAAGCAGCAGTTTGGTGTATTCCAACCACACACCGTAAATGTACGTAGCATCCTGATCGTTAGTGCCACCCAACGCCAGCACCACAGACAGCACACTAGGAGGCGCCAGCATCCCTGTCGTGCTGCATGTAAACGTTAGCTCAGAAGCCGCCTGCGTGATTGCAGTCGCTGCCGTGGCCTGAATATCAGCATTACCAACGTCACCCGCCCCGACCGGATATACCTCGCAGTCCAACGTAAGAGAGTCGTTATTAGCTGTCTTACCTACCAGGGCATGAACCTCTACCGGAAACTTAGGGTCCAAGTCAATCGGCGTAGGTACGACAAACCCCAGCGATTCGCCAGCGGAGCAATTAACGGGAATGTTAATTACCGTTTCTTTGCTGGAAATTTGGGCATAACCCGCAACCGTCGTTGCTTGCTTAGTCAGTGCAGTGCCATCTACTTGCGTAATGGCACCCAGCGGAACCGGAACAAAACCCTTCGTATTCAAAAGAGCTTTAAGGGCTTCGGCACCAGGGGCACTGATAAAGCGAGCCAATTCATTAAGAGAGCCGCTCATTTTCACCTCCAAAAAGGTAGGGTACAGGATTCAACACTGTACCCTACAAGTCCCCTGCAAAATTACGCCTCGGTTCCGACGTAAGCAACTGCCATCCAAGCGTCGTTCAAAATGGCCTGGGCTTGCCACGTAGCCGCCGCAACATAACCCCGTTGCCCCAGCGGATCAATCTTGGACCGCTCACTGGGCGGGAAGTGGTCAGCCTTAATACTGTCAAACCCGCGCAACGGAACCTGTCCAAACGCATCGCCACCACCCATGCCACGACCGATAATAATCAGCGGATACACGTCAATATTGGTCGAACCTTTAGGAGTAAACCCGCTGACAGCACTACCAACTACTGCACCGGCACCCACCTGATACGTCAGCAACGGATTAACGATAATCCGAAACCGCCCAATAGCCCCAATTTCAAACTCAGGGTCAAGTAGCGCGTTACTGCCATAATCCTGCACCTTGGTAAACCCCGGAATGTTCTCAAAGGTCTTTTCCATGTCCGTATGACAATAAACCGGCCACGAAGCATTAACGGATTGCATACCAAAATTAGGACCAGACTTTAGCATCTGGTTGATGGTCGTGGCATGTTTGCCCAACAAGGCACGCGAAATATTTTGGAACATCGCCTTAGTCGGCGGCCCATTTACAGTAGCAATAGAAGTGCCCGTACCGCCATAGAATACATTAGTACAAGACTTTAGCTCACCATAAATCATCATCTCACGGCACAGCGCCAGACGCGCCGCTGCCTGATCTTCCATCTCTCGTGGAATTTCTACACCCTCTTCATGCAAGTACCGCAGCCGATTGCTGTACGAATACAGGCAACCAATCTCTTGCAGCGTGGTAGAGAACGTAGTCCACGAAATCGAGTCCGGCGAAGGAGTTACACCCTCTTGAATCAGGTGCTTGTTGATGAACGCGGTATCCCCGCCCGCAGCCATCCACTCATTATCGACGCCACCGTAAGGCAGAAATCGCATCCATTCAATAGTTTGCGAAACGTTCTGCGGAAACGGCTCCATCGAGCCCAATTTCGTCAGCATTTCCTTCTTTTGCGCCTTCGCCAGGATTCGTCCCTTGTATTTTTCGAGGCGCCCAGCTTGCGTTGCGTATACTTGACCTGGCATGTTTATTTACTCTCTGAGGCAATTTCTTCAAATGCAGCCAGAAACGCATCTTGTGACGTTGCCGCTGCTCCCGTTCGTCTAGTCTGGCTTGTCGGGATTTGCCCCTGAGCCAAGCGATTAGTCTTAATACCAGCACTTTTCGCCTTGTCCTGTTTTTTACTCTGCTCCCACGCCTCAAACTTGCGAAGCGCATTAACGTATGGAGCGCCAAAAGCCAATAAAGACTGTTGGATTTGGTATCCCTGTTGGGAGTACCATTCTACAAAATTCTTGTGCCGCTCTCCCTCGGGCGCAAACTTTCCGCCTTTAATCGGCGGGATTATTTCTTCCAGCACTTCGGGAGGGTACTGCGACAGTACCAGTTGCTGCCCGAATGCTTCCGTTAACTTGGTTGAAATCGGATCGAGATGCGGGCGGAGGGTATTTTCGTCCAACGGCGAGACATTAATCGCCTCGGCAAGCGCTGGGATTAAAACTTCCGCCAGCTTAGGGTCGTAATCTTGCAAAACCTTTTGCAGTTTGCTACTATCAAAAG